CCAAGAACGTCACCGAGCCTTTCATATATCGGAACTTGAGCGTTGGAAAACTGCAACGCTTCCTGCCCCATCAATCTGGTTTTAGCAACCGTGTCGGAGTATGCTTTTGCAATAGACTTCATCTTTGTTGGGTCGCCTTCTGAAAGCTGGGCAATCATTGTTGCAACGCCTTCAATTTGTCCGGGCGACATGCCCATCGTCAAAAGAGTCTGCGCTAATTCTCGCGTGCTTTCCGCAGACATATTTGCTTTTACGGCAAGCTGCTCCATTTGGCGATTCAATGCCTCGGCCATCAACGAATTGCCACCAAGCCTAGTTTCCAGTCTAAGCAAGCTAACCCTAAGTTTTTCTGAGGCACTAACGCCACTAACCATCAATTTGCCAAGAGTGGCAACGGCAAAACCAATTCCTACTGCTTTTAAGCCAATAGACCCAAGAACCCTAGCCAAGCCTTGCATTGCTGGCGACATCCCAGCAGCTTGCGCAAGATTCCCAGCCATCTTAGAAAGACCACCATTTATTTCAGTAATGGCTTTTTTCATGTCTTGAAATGCAGCCGGAAGACCCGACGAAACGCCGAACTTCTGAATGTACTGAAATTCTTTCAGCCTATTTATTGCTCTCTGGGATTGCAGGTCGGTAATTCTTTTTTCGCGAGCAATCTCGTCAGCCTTGGCTTTCTTTTTTAAACGCTCCTCTTCTTTTATGGCGTCTTGCTCCATCTTCCTTGACTTAGCTTTAACGCCTTCAAGGTAGTAGAAGTCTTTGATCATCTTCTCTACACGCCGCTTCTCAGCTTCTTCGGCATCCTTGATGGCTTGAAGCTCGTCGGCTGCACGCTTCTCCTCCTCACGCTTGCGACGTTCTTGACCTGCACGCATGAAGTTAAGCGTTTCTTGCTGCTTCTTCTTTAACTCCTCCTCTCGCTTTAACTTCTCTTTATGCTCTGCTTCAGCAAGCTTTATATTTTCAGCTTCTGCCTTTTTGGCTGGGAGGTCTTCGAGCCTCTGCATTTCGTCGGCTAGAAGCTGAGTTTTGTTTAGTAGCGCATCTAACGCTAAGTCTTGACCTTCAAATGGCTCCTTAGCAGAGATCTTTTCAAACAGCCTTTCAATGCCATCCATCTCGGCTTGCAGACGCTCAATGGGAGTCGTCGTATCCTTGATAGCAGCAGCTAAAATTTTCTGTTCAGACTGAACCTTGGAAACGCCACGAGAATATCCTCTAGGATCGAGGATCACCTCTGCGTACAACGCCCCGATTCGGTTTGATGCCATCTGCTAGTTGCTCCAAGTGATTATAGAGTTTGTCTCCACTGAGCTTAGTCTTAGATTTGCCAGATGCCTTGTCATACGCTTGTCGCTCAAGTTCGCTTTTATGCACGCGATACCCGATCCACCAATCAAGTAAGGTGGGACATGCGTTCATCCAAGATATAGGGTCATCAATGCCGAGGTCTTGGCATATCGAAAATGCCCAAGCTAGTCGATGGTTCTTATCAAACTGCTTAGCTATTTTTTCGATACGCCGAGGATCTTTCCCTCGCGGGCAGTGACCCACTCTTCGATGACACTGACGATCACATCAATCTTGAGTGCATCAAACTCCATCAATTCTTTCAGGTCAGATTCCTGAAACAAAGGTTCGCCGTTTTGATCACACAGATGGTCAATGACCGTATACAGTCTAGCTTTACGGAGAGCTTCCCTAGAAACTTGACCGTCTTTTCCATACAAAGAAGCAAGCCTCCTAGACCTTTGGAACTCGGACACTGGTTTTACCCAAGCGTCCTGTCCAAAAACCTTCTTCGGTAGCTTCTCTGGCTTTGTGCAGACTAACTCATCCAATAATTGCTTCTTCGTCAAGCTCATCATCATCTCCTTCTTCAAAGAACTCAGGTGGTACTTCAGGTGGCTCGACTGACGCGACCGTCTCGCGTTCCATTAGCTTCGCCACTTCTTCTTCGATCCACTTAGCTGTCACTGGGTCAGTTTTTTGGAAGAGAATTAGCTTGCAGCCTTCTTTCCATCCAATCAGCCCAATTTTTTGACGCTTATCGCCTTCACAAAGAAAGACCCAGTACTGTTCATGTACTACTTCTTCCTTTGTCGCTAAATGAATCCCCACATGCGTTTCAAGTTCGATATGTTGAGACATGACTTCTCCTTGGTGGTGGTGGTGTTAGTCATCTACTAGGAAACAGTTGGGCCTGTGGCACCATCAAATACGAAAGTAACGGTGTGTTCCATCAATCCATTGATTTCAAGAGATCCGCCAGAAGATGACGAAACAAATCCAGTACCAGTAAGTGTGTATCCGGCATGAGTACCGTTTGAGTTACCGGCAGGCACTGGCGGAACAGTTATTGTTAAAGTGTCAGTTTGCCCGTCTGGAACAAGGAACGTACCAATGCTTACGAAAGTCACCTGAACTTCGCCTGCATCAACAAGACCGCCAGAAAGCTTCTTCGTGAATCCGCCAGCCACATCGGTCAAGCAGCTTGCGTCAATTGCTTCCAGAGAAAATTCAGGAAGAGATACAGATCGCACGCATCCGATAGCACCAGTAAATGTCATCGAAACGGTCGTTCCCTGTGCGTGATAGCCGTCAACAGCCATTTAGTTACCCTATTTCCTTGCGTAGTTAATGATGTAATCTTGGGTACACCAGTACCCACGTTGGTCTGATCCATCGGCAGGCATGATCATTTCCCATGATGTACCTGAATCAACAGTCACTCCTTGGATCGGGTGAGTGCTGTCTGATGATGTGTAACCAACCAAAGCGTCTTCAATTGCTTCTTGAGCTTCTTCGGCTGCACCTCTTGAATCACACACTATGTCTATTTTAAGGCGTGACTCGTAAAGTTTTACTTGGCAGTTATCAATAGTTGCTCTTGCTGTTGTGTTCTCGATTGTCATCACAACAAAAGGCAGGTCATCGTCTTGCGGAGGGTTGTCTGCATAGATGCGTTGATTGACAATTGAAGTAACTGAAGGCTCTGCACGAAGCATCGAAAGCAGTTGAGGAACTGGTCTCATCCGAATCCTCCACCTGTTCCGTTTACTTCATCCATGTCCACTTCCCAGCGTTTGAGTGCCTTAATAACTGCATCTCTCTGCTGCGGGATTGTTTTGTTTGCTGCTGGCCCCATAAAGGGCCTTGCCTTCAACGGTGCGCCTCGCTGTGCCGTCGTCCTTTCTCCGGCTCGCTTGTATTTGACAAGTGCGTTCAGGTTCAGCTTCGTTTGCCACCATTTATGGTTTGGCGCACCAGACTTTCGACCTTCTCTTGGCTCATGTGTGTGTGCAAAGTTTTTGTCTTTATCTGAGCCACTGTTGTAACGAGGGCCAACAATTTGACTTGAAAGAAGTCCACCGGCTTTCCTGCTGATGTTTTTCTTTATGATTACCCCTTTGTCACCAAGCGATGGACTGTTTCTGCCACGCTTTTGGGCGACCCTCCTCGACCACTTCCTTCTTGTTCCGGTCTTTCTCGACATACCAATAGTGGTTTCTGATCCACCATTTCTAATGTCATCTTGAGCTTGTTTTCGGATAATCGAGCCTGCATATCCAACAGCAGTCGGACAAACTTTTTTCAGGAACTCATCGCTAACTTTTTGCAGGTCTGCAACTAGGTCGGTAGCCGTCACTTGAACCCTTGTCCCGCGACCTCCACGACCCTTCATCGTCCTAACAAAGCTTTCGACCTTTTTGTTTACCCTGTCTTTCTCGCTTGTCATTTGGTACTCCTCAGTTCAAGTCTCATAGTGAACCCGTCACCTGAAACATCGCGAACTGCTGTGATACCGTATGTTTTACCGTCGATAATGCACCGGCTCTTTGATGTAATGCTTGCTGCATCTATCTGCGGCTTATCACCAATTGCAACTTTCTCTGTTGCACTTTTGGTCATCATCCCGTCGACAACTTCCCCGCCGGAAACATCCACCAACTCGCATGGCCATGACTGCACTGCTGCTGTCCAAGTCCCTGATGCGTATGTCGTCTGACCATACTCATCTTCTGCTGTCGGAGGGTTTTCTATCGTGGCAAGGTAATTCCTGTGGCCAACCCTCTTTCGATTGAATCCTGTGACCTTTGGCATTACGGATACGAACTCCTGATCAATTTCTTGACTAGGT